TGCGTAAGATATTTTCCCCACTTTGGATAGTAGGAAGAACAGCAGAACATTTTCTTGTTATGAAAGTTGCCTATCCAATTAGGACGAACTTCTTTCAAGGCGGTATTAGACCAAATCGACCCGCAAGTGATAATGCAGTCTTGTTCGTCGGAAGCGGATTCATAGATTTCAGCTATCTCTTTGAGAGAGACGATCTTAGATTCTCGACCGCATTCAAGAGCGCCATAATGGAGTTCCTGAATATGAACGTCTTTGCCCAAGTTACATATTTGCCATTTGGCAGTCTTAGTCAAGCTTTGTACCCTTCTTTAGAAGGAAGGGTTTATCGCCCGAACAAGTTCTAGATTGAAATAGGTCAACTTCGGAAGCTTTTGGCATTGCTCCATCAAGAACAAACTTGGCTTTTAGCCAACGAAATCTTGCTTCTTCTTCTGTTGGTTCGCAGCCAATATTGTGAGTTTGTTGTTTAGATTCAACATACACTTGAAAGCGGTTTTCTTCTTCGCGCAAAATAAAATCTGCCATGCTTGTTCTCCGATGGCTCTATCGAAGAAGGCATGGCAGATTATGTAAACCGTCACTCAGTTAGAACCGACTGACCACTTCTTGAAGTCTAGAACCCTAGCAGTCCCCAGAATATCTCCAACAGTTTTCTTGGGGTCCATTACAAATGGTTGGCCTCGCAATGCAAGACCAGCTTTGAACTTGTTCATAGCGCCCGCAATCATCTTCTGCTGGATCTCATGAGGCTTGCCGCTTGCAGCCGCAATACTTGTTCTGTACTGAAGCTCCTTATCAACAACTTCTCCTGTTACGTTTTCAGGATCGACAGCAACAGGCGTTGGGTCCGTAGAAGCAATATGCATCGCAATCTGCTGACGAACCTCATGAGAAAGATGCTCAGCGTCGTCCAATACAACAACAGCGCCAAGTTTTTTATCGTGGTGTAGATAAAGAACAATTCGAACGCTACTGCCAGTGAATGACTGAGAATGTATCAGTCGGCGGATTTGAATATTCTCTAGTGTCTTTGCCCGAAGATCTTTAATAACATCATCGTCGGCTGAATTGATACCAAGAACCTTATTGCTAACGATAAGGCCTGCTGCTGTTCGAACTTCTTCGGAGTTGGCCGTAAAGTCTGTTTCAGTAGCAATCTCTACCATCGCATAGGTATTATTTATACCATTACTGGCTAGAGCGATAGTTCCTTCCAGGGCTACCTTGAAAGACTTCGAAGCTGCTCCCAACTTCTCTCTCAAAATATTCCTAGCTTGCTCTACGTCTCCATTGGCTTGCGTGAGAGCTTCCTTACAAGCCATAAGCGGGTAGTTTGTCTCTTTTCGCAACTCTGATACTGCGCTTGCTGTGATCGTCATGATTCGTCCTTATATGTAAAAGTTGCCGTAAACTGCGGCCAACCTGTGTCTGGTTTGTATTTGTCTAGGTTGCCATACGTTTCAATATGCCAAAGCATGTTTGAAAGGTCTGCTCCGTTATCGCATCCTATCAACGGAAGTTTCACTTCTTTTGAGATTCTACGAATTGTTTTGTTATCGTCGTTCAGCGTAACAGTTATTCGCCCTGGTATCGAATCGCAAGTTACTTCTCCGCCCGTGACTCGTATACAGGTTGGGTCTAATGAAAGAACCATACATAGAGTTATATTGTTCCACGGAAGATCTTTTAGCTCAGGAAGTATTACAACGACTGTACCAGAAGAGCTTTCAAGCTTTTCTTTTACTTCTCGGAGAATGCTTCTCGATCCCTGTCTATCTCTGAATTTGTCAGTGATATCGGTCGCTGTTGCTATTGTGGGATTGCCCATATATCTTTCTAGCTCGCCAAGACTGGCGAAACTTGTTTAATGATTCTGATATGCTTATTGCCTTTGCGCAAAACTACAAACTCGCCATGATAGGGATTGAACTTGGACTTTTCAATTACATGATCTGTAACAGTAAACCCGTTAATGTTTATCCCTTTACTATCAATGAGTTTACGAGCGTCTGTCTTGCTTGTTGCGAGGCCTGTATGGATTAAGGCTCCAACAACATCAAATTTCCCGTCTGTTCGTTCAGGAAGAGTTACCTCTTCTCCATTGATAACTTCGTTGGCTTGTTCTAGTTCTTCTCGACTAAGACCCGTCCATTCTCCTTGAAACATTGCCTTAGCAATTCTTTCGCATTTCATGCCTATGACTGTTCCATGAACTAGGACGGTCATTTCTAGCGCAAGTATATTTTGTAGATGTCGCTTTGGTAGATGCTCTTTGTTTTCTTTTAGAGTCGCAAGAAAATTAGCATTGTTTTGCAGAGAGAACATAGAAATGATTTTCTCTGCTTCTTCGTCAGAAAGATTGATCCAGAACTGGTAGAAATCCCAAGGAGTTGTCTTCTTAGGGTCAAGCCAAACAGCGCCGTCCGACGATTTGCCAAACTTAGTTCCGTCTTTCTTTGTTACCAGAGGGAATGTAAGCCCAAAGACTTCTTTACCATTGGTACGAGCAAGCTCTACGCCCGAGCAGATATTACCCCACTGGTCGTTGCCGCCAATTTGTAGCTTGCAATCATTTCTTTGCGCAAGGAAATTGAAATCCGCCGCCTGAAACAAAGAGTAGCTCATTTCAGCGAAAGTTAGACCGCCGCTATTGAGACGGCTATCTATCGAATCCTTAGTAAGCATCTTGTTGACAGAGAACTTAATGCCAATCTCTCGCATAAACTGTAGAACGTTCATATGCTCGTAGAAGTTAGCATTGAAAACGATTGAAGGATCATGTATATTAAACTCAAGACCTACAATGTTTGCTGACTGTATAGCGATATGATGAGCATTCATATGCACTTGTTGTTCAGACAGTACAGGTCTATCCGCAGAACGACCCGAAGGATCTCCAATCATTCCTGTAAGATTTCCTATGAGGACAATAACCCTATGTCCTGCATTAGCAAACCTTTTCAATGTTATAAGCGCAAGAAGGTTGCCAACGGTCAAGCTTTCAGCCGTTGGGTCAAATCCGCAGTATAACGTAATCTTCTCGTTCTTTACAAGAGAAGTAAGACGTTCAAGGTCTGTGCATTGAGCAACCAGCCCTCGCTGCTGTAAGTCAAAGATGATGTTTTGCGCTTCCATTGATTGATCTTCTATGATAAGGTTTGACAAACATAAACCAAAGTTCATGCTGCCAATCCAAGTAGGTATTGCCTATTCCATAGTTGATTCTATGAACCGACTGGTTGATTTTCGTATTCATATGGAGAGCTTCGTCCAAGCCCTCCATCAACTCAAGATCGGCAATGTCTTGTTTGAGTATTGAACCGCCACGACACCATTCGCAACGACAGCGCCAAGAATAGATTCTGTCTCTACATTGGCCTTTTCTTTTCGCTTGTTTTTTCTTATCTGCTCGATAGAACCAGCGTTCTGGTGTTCCATGATAATTGCAATACAACTGTCTAAAACGCTTGTCAGCTATCTTAGCAGTTCTGTTTCTACGTTCGCCTCTATTCATTTTGCTCTCCTAGTAATGTGTTAGAACATTACCAGAGAGCAAATCTTCCCTTTGTCATGATGCCATCCTCATACCTTAATCGTTGTAGTTTCCGTCTATTGGTAGAACAGTAACAACAACGCCGTTTTTTACCTTTACCTTGTGAGTTTCCTGTACAGGATACGTTCCATCTCCCATACTGGCAACCGCTTCTCTTTCCTTGTCAGACAGGATCTTAGAAGCTATCTCTTCGGGTTTGAGTCCAATTACTCGTTCGATATAGCGAAGTATAGCATGCTCGCTAATAACAACGCTATTTCTCTTTTCAGGAACGCCTCTGATCTGCTTCTCGATCTCTTCGATTCTTCTATTAGAAGCAGCAATGCTATCTTCAATCCTGCGTTTCTCTAGGTCAAGAAGTCTTTTGTTATGTTCATTCTCCGCCAGTTTTCGCATTACATCTTTGAGTTCAACTCGAAGATTACCTATCCGTGATTTTTCTGCTGATTGTTCCGTTACAAGCTGCTTATGTTTATCTGCATGCATTAGGTTTCCCATTTCGTGACATAGGGTTCTGCCGCTTCTAGGAAGCGAATGACTTTATTGAGATCAAACTTGCTATCGTCGTCAGACCTGACTCTCCTTTCTACGTCAATCCAAATACGCTTGCCTTCGGCTACTAGCTTAATCTTCTCAATCTGTTCAGCAACATTCTCAGGAGACAGCCCACCAGCATAGCCAGTGTACTCGTTATTGGACTTCGGCCAATCGCTAGGAAGAATCCCTGCGCCGCCAGACAAATCGAACAATGGGCTTGCATAAACTCCTAGAAGCTTAGATTCTTCTAGCAATGAGTTATTTACGTCGTCCATTTGATAAATGAAGTCGCAAGCATGAGGCATCTTCATCTGGAATCCAATAACGCCCTCCAAGAACTTCTTTCGCTCCAAGGTATGAACCTGAGCATGGAAGTTTAGTTGGATACGATGGAACATTGGATAGATTGATTTACGATCCTCAACGATTGTCCAATTACCTGCGCAAACGTCTCGAACCCAACGACCGCAAAGGTGTCCTGAAAGTTTGAGAGGCGATGGATAAACTAAACCAGCAACGTCTCTTGCAAGACGTTCCATCCAAGGAACAGACGGAAAGCGATATTGACCTTCGCTGCTTTTAGAAAGCAGGATACCCCACTCAACAAATGGAAAACGCTTGGTAATATCAACCAAGTCGGTTGGAGCAATGCTATCGTCTGCGCCTGTTACTGTTACTCTATCAAGAATCATTTTTCTTCCAATCTATTAGGATTTTCGATATTCTTTTTGATCGTTCTATTACAAAGATCAATCGCTGAAATAAGGTCTTGTTCTTTAACCTTACCAGGATATACCTTCGTTGTAAAGAATTCTCTTTGCTTCTCGCTGACCATTGCAAGTCGCTGCGCAAGAAGTTTTCGTGTCAATTCTTCAACTTCTTCTTTTGCGGACAGAGCAGGAACGCTCGGAGCATCAATCTCATCTTGGACGAGCTTCACAACCTCTTCTACTACGTCGCCTGTATCAGGATTGGTTAGACTAACCTCAAAGCACTCATAAATCCATGCTGAGATTTTTCTAGCAATTCGCAATGATAATGACGGGTCTTCTTCGTCCATGTTGGAGTTCTTTCATTTACACAGCGCGAGAGCTTTTACAAAGTTGCTTGAAATGTTTCTCGCATAGAAGTTTATTAGCGCCGCATTTCCGCTTACAACGAAAGAAAAAGAAGACTCTGTAAAAGCATCTGTTCATGGTTAAGTTAGATCGGTATTTTTGAAAGGGTTACAAATTCAATCACCACAAGTTCTTAGGATTTCAAATCATAGACAACCTGCAAACCAAGCGCTAAGAAAATCAAAGATATCCTGAACAGTAGACTCTCCCGAATGATTGAAGTCTCCTGTAGGAAGTCCAGCAAACCAAGCATTTAGAAATGCAAATATGTCCTGAATAGTTTCTTCATGATCGTTGTTAAAATCTCCTGGACAAACAGAAAGATCAAGCACTCTAACTGTTGTCTCTGACCATTTAGTAAACCCTTCGGCAGATAGATGGTTAGAGTCTGTTCCTCCAAGCAAATAGCCTCTTGTTAAGAATTCGCTAGGAGTGCTAAGCATATTACCTGCAATGGCGATAACTTGATTATCTGCGATTGCTAGCTCTCGTCCAGCTTGCTCGAATCCTAGTTGAAGATCATTATCAGAGCTAGGTCTAGGATGATACGGACCAACCATGTAAAATAGATTAGACGGATTATATCCCTTATCCGCCCACCAGCCTCTGGTTACGTTTATTATTCCCTGAATGTTATCCTTGAAGCCGTCTTTCGACGTAGAATCTAAACCTCCGATGGGGCCAAGGCTGGTCTGAAACTCGTTACAATCATTGCCTCCGTGCATTATATGAATGCACAGAACAGGATCTGCTCCTTGTATCTTTACGGACTGTCGAAACCATTCCTTTACAGGAATTTCTACGTTAGCAGTCTGCAAAGTAAACAATGTATATCGAGATGACTTTCCTCCCTGTTCCCAAAACGGAGAATAAGAAATGCCAGTTGATTTATCAAGATCTTCTATTCGCTGCCATAACAATGCAACTGGACCCATTGCTCCTCTATCATTTGTTGCATTTACAACACAAAACATCATGCCAGCCGAAGCACGGGGGCCTGCTGGTACATCTAAGTAAACATCATCAACATGAGAAGTCGTATCGGTTGTTGGGATTGTTGGGGATACAGCATAAGCGTGAAAGAGATTACCAGGATAACCTTCTCTCACCGAGGGATTGATGTATCCTCCTGTAGCTGTATTTGTTACGTAATGAGTTATATGGTAGCGAAGATTGCTATTGATGTTTAGAGGACAAGTTGGATAAAGCTGCATTCCTGCGTTGTAATAAGGCACAACGAAAGAGCCTTCTGTAAGAATAGAAGGCAAACCAGGAAAACATGGAAAATCATCAAATGGATAAACTAGAGGCGCAACATATGAAGGGGTTGGCCCTCCAAATGGCGCAAAGTTATAGCTAATTGAATCTTGAGTTAGCTGACCCCAATGAAAAGTAGAACCAGGAGGATCAACGCGAGTTGCGTAAGCTCCAAAACGAGCAGCAAAAGCTCGACCCATAGTATTTTCATGACCTGATGCCGCAGCGCCAAGTCTGCCATTGCTATCTGCTATGAGGCCAAAATCTACTCTTCTTGTTCCAGCAAGAGTTATTAATCTCTTGACAGCATCTCGACCTGTAACTGCGTTTGGGTTGGGATTGTCAAGTGTTTGCCCAAAACTTGTAGAGGCAAAGCATGCTACGATAGGAATTATCTTTTTCATAGGTTTTCTTCTGGCGGAAAATTGAAACGCCTCAATAAATCAACTCGAATTAGTTTCAATTCTTCATATTCGGGCGTGTCGTAGAAGCATTGACGTTCAAGGCTTTCAGGAAAGAAATGAGCGACCACTCCATTGGGGCCGCTCATGCGATTCATCCATTCTGTACAACTGGTAGCTTTCTCCGCTTCTTCCTTGAGAATGATTAGGACTTCTTTGGCTTTTCGATCTATTTCAAAAGAATGGGCCATAGGTTAGAGCTTTTCTCGGCCAATTAGCCGCTTCGTACTTTCCTTAGCATGGTCATCGACCCGCTTACTGTTCCGAAGTAACCATTTATTTGCTTTTGCGAGATTTGACTTTCTTTTCTTCTTCAAGTTTGCTTTGATTGTTTAGAGCCATGATCTCTTTGTAAGATCTTTTTATAGGCTCTTTTGCGTCCAACTGAATTGTTTCTCTTACGGTCCTAATTCCTGCCATTTCAAGAGCCTGACCTAGAAGCCTAACTACTTCACCGCGAACTTCCTCAGTCATTGGTTTATCCAATGCTCTAAGGTAGGTCCGCAAAGATTTTCTAACGATTTTATGTTCAGGTTTCCCAAGACACTTTGCAATCTGTGTACTTACGGATTTTAGTTCTGACATATATCACCTAATGGAGCCGTGGGGATTCGAAGTTTTACAAATCTTTGGGACTGAATCTAACTCCCCAGAATAGGTCTTGATTTTTTTGACATAGACCTGGGATAAAACCTGATTCGTAACCTTCCAATGGGGCGACATCCCATTCTTCTGCATATGATTCAACCAGTGATTTTAGAGACTCTTTCAAGTCTCTTTGAAAAGCTTCTTCAAAATAGGTTGGTTTTTGTTTGTTTCCCTGTGGTATTGAAAAACTGAATGTTACTATTTTTTGTCCAGCAACCAATTTTTCGGTCAACTCTTTATCCAACTGTTCTTTTTGATCGTGAGTTTCAGCTTCAACTTTTTGGAAAAGGATTTGTCTGGGTGTTAATACAGGTAGTTCTTTGTTCATTTGATTGCTCCGTAACTGCTTTGCAGAATGCTAAAACGTCTGTATCGTCAAAATCATTCTTGGCATAGTTTGCAATCACGCAGACAAAACGAACGTTTCCCTGAATGTACCCTTTCTTTGAGTCGATTCTATCAAGACTTGCTCTCTGCGGTTTAGGTTCGTTTCCCCATTTTGCGGTTCCTAGGGGAAGATGCATTTTCCAACCAGTGAAACAACATATTCCTTTTTGCTGTTCCCAAATTTCTTTCAAATATTCGAGAGTAAGATCGTTTGCTTTCTTATGCTCACGCGATCGAACTCTGGCAAGAAACCAACGAAAGGGAGTAAAGTCGTCTCGAAGATTACCAGGATCTAGATTTTCAGGATGAGGAAAGAATATTCCGTTTTGAACGTTTTCCTTAGCAGAAATTAACGCTGAACATTCTCGACTACAGAAATGCCTAGCATTCCTTTTGATAGTCCTATTGTATTCCGATACCGCTTTCTCAAACTCTCTCTGACAAGCGAAACATTTGCAGGTTTTTGTATTCATGATAGGGATCTCCTATCATGAACTTCAACAAATCGTGGAACAGTCCTCTTTCGAATGGAGGCGTGTTCATTTTACTGGAGCCGTTGGGATTCGAACCCAAGTCTCTGCAAGTTTTCAAGGCGCTACTACAAGCTTGTTCAATATTTTGTCTTAGTATTAGAGCTACCATTGACAGCATCTCTAATAAGCAGTCTTCCCTTTATGTCTCAACCTACCTTACTGAAGACAGTTGGGGCAGGTCCAGCAGAAGTTTACGCTTACCCCGATATCTGCGTCTTAGGGTTCGCGGGTTGCCTTAATTAGGCAGCCATTGCTAGGCTGTTGCCAGCTATTTTTTGCATACATTTAACGAGTCCAAGCATGCTTCTCGGCTTGCAACGATTCTCTATTACTTCCAGATCGATTACCAGTATCGGCCCCTCTTGTTTCTTCTTTGTGAGAACCAGTCGGTTTTCCAATCCTTTTGACTTTCTTAGTCCTTCGGAACGGAGATGTGGGCGGTCCTCACGGAAATGACGCATCTTCTTCTGTTTCTGAGCAGCCATGAAGCAAATCCTCATAGCCCGCGGAATTGCGGGCTAATTAGATTGCTTCTGGTCTCCTGTTTGCTTCGTCATGTTCAATCCTTCTTCTTGAAAACCAAACCAAAGTGGCGATATCAGGCATCGAACCTGAAACTCAAGCTTATGAGGCTAGCGCATTAGCCAGTTTATACCATATCGCCGTAAAGGGGCCGAACTTGGCCCCCTTCATTTTAGACTAGACAAGTTCCACATTCAACACAGAATTTGGAGCTTGATACCGATTCTGTTCCGCAGGTATCGCAACATACCTTCTTGCGAGATAGAACAGGTTTCTTCACAACCTTACCTGTAGACTTCTTTCCCTTCAACTCAAAGACAATGACATGCTTCGTTGTTTCCAGCGTTCTTAGCCAAGTTCTCCCGAAGGATTGATTGACATGCGAACCTGCAACGGTAATGCCCTGATCGTTCTGGACTTCTGCCGACAGATTCTGAATGCTTTCGACATCACCAAGTTGGCTACCGCCAAGCTGAGCGCTGTCTACCGAGCAATTGAACATCATTTGCTCGCCAATACCCTTTGTAGGACCAATACCCTTGCTTCTTAGCAATCCTCGACGTTCATCGCCATACGTTATCCAAGGCTCGTAATGAGGCCAGCGAGGACGAGGAGTTGGGACAGGATAAGGGACTGGATATGGCTGCAAGATTGGAGTTGGGATAACTTCAGGTAGGCGTTCCTCAAATTGGAACTCTACTCGGATTATGCCGTCGTCAATCTTGTCGCCACGATGATCTCGAATCTTGTCTGTCTTTTCAATGAACTTGAACCCGTTCTTTGCAACGGTTCCGCCAGCATCCAAAGCACCCAGCAAATCGGATTCGGAGTTTGGCTCAACAACCAACTGGTGGCCGCTAAGAACGTCCTTACCGTCAATGCTTACGCTTACGGCGCATCTACGAGATTCATTGTTTTTGAAGGCGAGGCTATATTCGCTTCCAAATGGGATCAGAACTTGCGAAGTTCCGTTACTGTTCAACTCTCGAACAATCTTCCCGTCAGCCTTCAACACGCATACCAAACCTGCTCTATACATCATTACTGCGCTCCAATTCTTTGAGCGTTCTGGCTAGCCGCTCGACCTGTTTTAAGCCAGATTGGAAACCTCGGTTGGCACGCGCCAACTTGGGTTATAAGAACTCTATCGGCTATCGTCGCCTTTGTCAACCGATTTTTGTGTTACACCAATCGCTGAAACTTCCTGCTAGGAGTTTCGGATCTTTTTTTCAAGGCCTCTTCGCAACGTCCATAGAATTCGTGCCTGCCTTCAAGAACGTTTTGGTGATTCAAGGTTGCGTCAAGGTACGCAATCATCATTTCCTGATCCATATTGTCAACGTCAGCTTTTTGTAGTATGGTATCAATGATACCAGCTTGACCTTGAAGTATCAAGTTGTCAAAAGCAATATGAAGCTTATTAAGCTCTTCTGTTTTCAATGGCATATTTAGTTTTCTCCGTGGAGTAGGCAATGTAGGATTCGAACCTACTTCCTCTCAGGGAACCCTTGCTAGGTGTCAAGCTTTCGCTTAACTGCGAAGTAAGACAAGAGTTAAGAACTGAGGCTCTGCCAATTGAGCTAATTGCCCAGTGCTTGTTTTCGTTTTTTCTTCCAGTCATTTTCTAAATCTGAATGAAGCCCAGAATGAACTTCCCCATGACAGTTTCTGCAAAGCAATACACACTTCTTGGCTTCTTCTTTGATTTTATCCCAAGTCCTATCTGCCATATTTCTTCCTGCTAAAGAAAATGACTTTTCATTTTCATTAACATGATGAAAATCTAATGAACGAGCGCAGCGATTATACTTACAAATTTTACAACCGCCTCCGTGTTCTTCGACAAGCTTCGCTTTTCTTCCGAGCCTAATTTTCTTCATGTACCTATATTGTTTACTAAAAGGTAATGAAGGTAACTCAAGCTTTCTAGTATTGCGACCACCCAGAGGAGAGCAGGTTACGCAATATTTGCGCCGTTGAAGATTTCTCCGTTTGCCATCTATAGTCTGATGATTAGGAAAATTACTGTTACATTTATTGCATATAGGCATGAAAAGACTCCTTTTCATTACCTATTCAATATTGTAGCTTAGTTTCCTTTTTCGTGCTTTACCACTCAGCTACGCAAGCGTTATTTAGGTTCCAATATGAGACTTTGAACTGAAGCATTCTTCTGGACAACCCATAGATAGTTTCTTTCAGATTCTGCCTCTGTAATGGCAGGGTCTAACTCCATATAGTTTTCTGTTGTAGAATTGATAGTATGTACTACGCCAAATCCTGAAATTATCTTCTGCTCAGATTTATAGCCGCTTCCTGCATTGATTGGATAGGTTGTACCCCATCCGCCCAATCCTAAGACTATTGGAGGCTGTCTAACAGATACGTCTAGACCGCCAATCTGCTCCTTGGGATGCGTTATAACAAAGAAACGAAGCGGTTCTTTATCATCCTGCGCATAGTATCTAATGTAAAGAACTACATCATTAGAAGCCCACTCGGTCGGTAGAAACTCTACAGAATGCCAACCTGTTTCATGGGTTAGGTTTTTCTTTTTCGCAAGAATAGACTTAACTGCTTCTATGACAGAGACTTGCACTTCTGGTTGAACAACCTTGCTCTCAACATCGCTCTTTATAGCTTCTTTACCTATAAGGAAGACAATGAGACAAACAACCAGTACAGCAAAGGCTCCAAACAATAATGGCGCAATGGAAAAAGCTTTGGTATTCATACTAGTCGTATCGACTAGTTATGACCTTTTTCTTTCTTGGGATGGATCTGCCCAAAGCGGGTTTTATGCTTGTAATAAGCATTGGCCGCTTCGTAAGCTAGATCCTGAGCGCCTTTGCGACCTGAATCGTCAAAGTAGCAAACCTTAACACCGCGCAACCAGTGCCAAATAAAGGTAAAAGCCCAGACTTCAGCAGTATCTAACCCCTTATCGCCAGGAGTCGCCTGCATAAAGCCATGTCCCCATGACATAGAGTAATAGTCGCTCAGTCCCCAGCGACGACAATCTATCAAATCCAGGTATACACCATAAGCCCCAAGATAGGACTGGCGCAACCGATGGTTCTCAAAATCAGAGAGTTCCAGCGTATCAAGCGGGTCAATCAAATCACGCATTTTTGCTTCTTTCAACCTATGGAGACATAATTATCTCCATTTTCGAGTTGAAGGTTTTAAGATTGATATGCATTGTTTATCCTACTGTTGCTTCTTCGTCGTCGTCAAGCCCTCTAAGGCAGAGTCTATCGTGCTTTAGAAGTTCTTCCATTGGAGGAATCGGATCGCTACCGTCCCTGTCTCGCTTCATGATTCGATCATAGAGAACTATACTCACCGCCGTTGCCAAATTCAAGCAATGACGAGAAGGAATTACAACCCTTCTATGACAGAAAATCATTTCGTCCCGACTAAGGCTTCCGTCTTCAGGTCCAAAGACGTACAAAGCATTCTCAGGATGCTCGAAGTTGTGAAGTTGCTCAGCGCCTTCTTTTAGCTCAATGGCAACAGGAACAACCCCAGGCTCAAACTGGTCAAAGATTCGATCGTAGTTATATAGATCGACTTCGGAGTAACCTTTCATCCTCTCTTCCCGAGGAAGTCTTTCTTTTCCATTCGGGTCAAGACTTACTCGGTTGCCACTAAACCAAACTTGTTTGACTCCAAAGCAGGAAGCGGTCCTAACGACAGCAGCTACATTTCTCCCAAACTTGGGATTGATGAGCGCTATGGCAGGACTAACGCCCTGCTTAGGAGCATTCTTACCTAGGACGGCTTGTTTGATACTCATGCTCTGTTCCAGGAGTTAAGATTCACAATGAGTTCCTGCCCTTGTTCGCCAATGACATAACGAACCTTGCGAGCGAACCGAGCGCCTTTGTTGTATTGGATCTTGGCCTTGTTAGAGGCGGCTATAACACTGACCGTGTAGGAATAGGTCTTTACATTTTTCTCTGCCCAGCTATCGTACTCTGTTCCTTCCTGGATATTTTCAATTCGAATTAGATGGTCGCAATTCTTCACGTTCGACTTTAGAAAAAAGCGCAAAACGTGATAACCGACGAATGCTCCAACGCAACTAAAAAGAACAGTATGCGGAGAAACAGAAGCGTCAAACTGAGAAATGTAATCCTGCATCTTAGACTTTCTGAATGTAATTAGCCTACGTCCACCCTATAGACAATACCGTTCTCATCAGGTTCAATTACGATTCTATCGAACTGAAAATCACAACTAATGCTTGTAACATACCCGTCTTTGCGAGTAAAAGCATTTTCCTTATGATAGGTTTCAAGATTGACAATCCAATATGTAGGAAACTGCTTCAGTAGTTCAATGTAAACGTCTGAAGCTTTTTGACCAACATATTGACTAAGATGTTTGTTGATTTTAGCAACTTCTGGTCCGCCCATACGATCAGAAGAAGACTGCTCTTCTTTGCGCCGAAAAAGATTTAGGATTGCGTCAATTAGAAACATTGGCATCTTCCTTTTTGAAGAATTGCGCTATGAGAAAGCAAAGAGCCATGACAGCCCAAATTGCTTCAACCATTGCTGCCTGCCAGACCCTTCCCTCAATACATACAGCGCATACCCAGCAAGCGCCCATGCAGTTGAAGAAATGGTATATCTTCTTAGGTTTGATCAGATTGGTTGATAGAAGGAAATACATCCCAATAATCTGGGCTGCTCCAACCCAACCAGCGATATTTAGTAACCAAGGTTCCATTTTAAGCATCCCTAGCAGGACTCGAACCTGCAATCTTCTCGTTAGGACCGAGGCGCTTTATTCCAATTTAGCTACAGGGACAAAATCAACTTACTTGATTCAATAATCCAAACTCGACAGAAACGTTATCTTCGCCGTAGGCCTTTTCCAAAGCCTTGATTTCTTTATTGAACTTGTTGTTGAACCAATCAACATGAGAATCCATGTCTCTCGGGTCTACTTTCATGACAAAAGTTTCACGCTCCTTCGGATCAAAACTTGGCAGGTCTGGTTCATTTGCGTCAGACTTGTTAGGAAAGTAGTATACGCAATCTTCCTTACCGCTTTCTACTACAACATGGTAGAGAACGTCTTTGAACTGTTCGCACATCTCGAACGGGTCAACTTTGATAACCTTTTTGTTGATCGGCTTATTCGTTCGAGGCTTGCCGCATGAAGGACAAAAGGGTGTATCAAGAGCGAAACCATTTAATGTACAACCTTTTGATTCGCATGTAAAGAAACTTTGCTTGCCATCTACCTTAGTATTAGCACAGCGAACATAAGTAGAGAGTCTAACATGATAATCAACGCCCATTGGTTTTCCTTTGGAGAGAATGCTATTCTAGGCTTGCTCTACTTCACTTGCATGTTCTTTCTGGTCTGACGGCTCCAAGACATAATCTCTTGTTACAATTCCATCTTCAACCCGACCCCTTACATGCTGAGGAACCCAAACGCAATTGAAATTGTATTTTCCAAACAATCCCTTGCCAACGCTGTAGTCACGGAAATGTCCACGAACAGGATGCAAAGGAGTATGACCTTCGCCTGTTTCAGACCTACCATTGATTCTTAGCTCTTTGGTTCCAACCTTGACCCGAAGTTCGTAGTGCTTTACGAATGCAAGGCGTTCGGCATTGCGCTGTTTTTTGTTCTTATCGTTGTTCGTTTCGCCTGTTTCGACCAAGCGAACATTAGAACAGTTGAGTAGGCTAATCGTTTGCATAACGATAGCGCATGCTCTATCGTTGTTACTGCGTAGCGACATTCTTGCGCTATGAGTTAGGTTGCTCGCTTTATGAGTCCCAACGTCGAAAGAAAGAATCAAAGGTCGTCTCTGGACAAGCTCATGAGCATAATCAATAGAAAATGCTTTGTAGTTCTCGTCCAGCAGGTAAATCGACATACTCCAAGGGCCGAAAATTTCTCCTGTATTTCTCTGGTAATACGGAAAAATACCAACCATCTTCATCTTCGCAAAACGTTCAAAACTACGATTCATCAATTCAAGATTTTCAGGTTTGAAAATCCATTCAGCGTAGTTTTCGTCAGCTTCCTGGACTGTCTCGGTAATGTAGAGCTTAGCAAAAGCTTCAATTACCCGAGTCCGTATTTCGTCGCTGTTGTTGGGAAACAGGTCGCGTAATGGCTCAGTCTTGACATAGGCCGCAAGAGCAGGAGTTTCTCCCTCTTCTCCGTCCTGGACTGCAAGGAACAAATTTGGAACCAGACAGTCAATGAACATACTGTCATAGGGAGGGATGCACCGAGGCGCATTCATCATCTTGTGAACTTCGTTCCAGTATTTCTTGATCAGCGCAGGATTTTTGTTTACTGCGATACTTCTTGCGTCAGGGCCGAGCGCATCGCTCAGGTCTTGAAATACATCGTCGGCATAGACGATTGGCGCAGTTTGCTTTATCAACTCGACAGCAACGTTTGCGTTGAAATCCCTTGGATGGTAGGTTAGACCAGGGACGATATGCCCAAAGTCATAGGGAACATTTTTCGCAAGAACACGGTAAGGACTACCTGCAAACATTTCGGCAATGCGCCGAGGTCGTTCTGTAGGCGCAGCTTTCTTCGGAAAGCCAGGGAAGAAGCTCTTTCCGCCAAAGCTAGGGAGTTCCAAGTCCATACGTGCCATTTTAGGCAGCAAAGACTAGTCTCGGAATGGTCCAAGTGGAAAAAGGAGGCGGCTGGATTCGAACCAGCGGGACTTTTACATCCTCTCGCTTTCGAAGCGAGTGCATTAAACCAGGCTCTGCCACGCCTCCATCAATCTTCCTGAGCAAATCCAAAAGACTTCTTCTGACCAATCTTCTCTATTCGACCTGTAAACTCATCAAGAGCTTCATTCAAATCCCAATTGTCATGCTTGATTTTGTGATGAACAATCAGTGTCTTGATTTCTTCAACTTCTGCGAAGGAAAGCCCTTCAGTTGCGTCAACCAGTGTAGAGATATCAAACGCTTGCTGTATCTCTTCGTGCCAAGTCTCTTTGATGAGCTTCTCTCGTAAAGCAGGAGTTGGATTCTCGAAGGTATAGATCTTATCTATTCTACCAGGCCTCAAGAAAGCAGGGTCAATATCCATTAGTCTTTCATTGGTTGTAAAGATTCTAACGGTACCGCTTCTTCCTTCAACACCGTCTAGAGCAGCAAGGAGAGCGCAAGCTACTTTAGCGTCTCCAAAGGCTCCGTTCTTATTTGATCTACTAAAGAACGAAACATCAATGTCGTCAAAGAAAACAATATCAGCAGAGTTGACCAGAGAGTTTAGAGTATTCTCTCGGTAGGACTTTTCAATGCTTGCAGGCGCTATTGAAGTTGTTGAATAGCTACCCTTGCCGCAAAGGGCGCGAAGCCATTTACAAGCCATTGTCTTTCCGTTACCTGGCTTGCCTTGCAAGACCAAACCTCTAGACAGCTTGACATTGTAATGTTCAAACTGTTTACGACGAGAAAGGAAATCAATAGAGTTGGAGATGATACTTTCGAGCAATCCATCTTTGAGAATGGGAGGATACTTGATTAGTCCATTCTTGTTCTGTCGATTGAAATATCTCTTAAGGCGGAAGAGATCTCCTTTTTTGCAAACCAGACCTGAAAACAATGAATCGCTTGGAGTGCAAGTTGTTATAGAAACATAACGTATTGACTCATTGTTTGCTGAGATTTTATTTCTCGTTTCATACAACGTTATGCCAAAGACTGGATTACGAACGTTATCATGAAGACGGTAGCATCTTATGGGAGGGATTTCCTGAGTAATACCATGCGTAGTTATGGCTCTATCCATACACTCGGTGTTATTCATGAAATCGCGCATGCCCATCAGATCAACAACATAGAAATCGTCAGGATTGTCTGTAGAAGGATCTAAAAGAGAATAAGCCCTCTTTAGGGAGGGCTTAAGATAATCATAATAGGTCGGAACCTGAGAAGCTCCATTCGATTCAATAAGCTGGGACATTTGACAGTTTCCTAAACGGATTGAACTTAGTTGCTATTTTATCGAGCTTGTCGTCGTATAGGTTTTGAGTTGCAGTTATTTCAAAACCTTCGCTTAGTAAGAGACGTTCTACGTTGTTTTGATCGGCCCTAAAATCGGCTATCAATAGAGTATACGCAGCAGCATCTATCCACTCAGCTTGTCTCAAAAGAAACGAACCAAACCTTCTATATCTAACGTCTTTATCGACTCGAAGATTCTTGATTTCACGTATCCCAACAATTTCTTTGTGGGGTTGAAATATCACATCTCCAACAATCTTCTCGTCCTCATACGCAACTATAGCTTGCTTGTAACCGCCGTCGATCTCACTTCTTGTCCTGTCAACCCAACTATCATAAGAAGGGTATCCCAAATCTTGCTTCCACAGAAAATCAATCAGCACTTTGAGGGCGCTGAAGGAATCAGGTTCTCTAAAAGCAATATTCATGCGTATTCGATATGATAAGCTAAGTTAGGATTCATAACCCACAAGAAGTATTCTTCTTGAGACATTCCTAGAAACTCGCTTATTGAGCAATCTGAATAACCCTGATGCCACAAGTCAATAAAATCGTCTATATCGTCCCACGTAACCAACTTCCGTCTTAGCATTTCCATGAAAGGCATAAGCGGTTTTCCGCCTTTGAGTTGCCTTCCTAATTTCTTTATCTTTCTTTCTGTCATTTTCCTAAATCCAATCATGAACTACTTTCGTAGCTTTCTTTGTTTTAACTAACTGCTTCACTTCTTTGAGAAGCATTTTCTCCAAGCTTTTGCTAGGAGTGTCCCTGCCGAGCTTAACAATGGCTTTCGCTTGACTATGCCAGTCTTTTGCTCGATGCGGGCATATGAACAGGTCGTAGGAGTCTTTAATGCCTGCCATAGCGCCAACCATTGTGCGGGGTCCATATTCGCCTCTTGTAACCTTCATCTTCGTATTGCAGATTCCGCAATACGCTTCTTTGATATTTTCTGAGCAATCAGGAGTATAACGTCCGTCATTGCGAGCCTCTGGTCGTTCTTTCTTAGCCATTTCTGAGATTCCTTAGAGCTTGAACATAATCGCTGCAAACGCCTATTGGCTTGAACTTTTCAAGATGGTATAAAAACTCAGATATGGCTTCTTTTAGATTGTCTTTCTGAGCAAACTCAGGTTGGTTCATAATAGAACCCTCAATGCGCTTGTAAGGGAAAGGCCATATCCATCCCTTAGACGTTAGAGTACAATCGTCTTTGTCATGATAAAACCAGTGAGCCTTGATCTCCGCTAGTTTTTCGACGGCTCTAAGATTTTTCGCATGACAAAGAAATCGTTCGTCTTGTAGAAAGTATTGAGTTACGTCGTAGGTAGGAGCGTCATGCCCCAGTAAGAACGTTTCTCCTTCAAACCAAACGTCTATTTCAACATAGAAACCTTCGTCGCGAGCGCGATTTATGTATTCAGGTCGATTTTCTAGATGAGGCTGAGGGCCATTTATGTTGCCTCTATGGGCAATCATAATCAAGTTATCTATTGTATCAGCGCGCATTACTTGACCAATCAAGTTTCCCAAAATACTCATAAGCGGAGCGTGTAGGATTCGAACCTACGAGGGCTTTTAGACCCTTCCCCTTTAGCAGTGGGGTACTTTTAACCAGACTCAGCCAACGCTCCAAAATTAATCTCTAAACTGATTCCATCTTATTTTTGGATCCCAGCTTATACTAAACTCGTCGTAATGATCTCTATTGAACCCGTCGTCCTCAATCTGATTGAGACTCCAACTTGTTTGATAGCCTAGCTTACGAAGTTCAACCTTAATGGTTTCCAAAGCTTTACGCTTTCGGTTGTTCTCTTCGCTTTCTCTGACCTGAGTGCCAATTCGTATATCGCAAGAACTTTTAAGTTTTCCTATTGCGCTAAAGATAGAAAAGTAAACCTTTTCCAGCATTTCTTCATAAGCTATTTTGTCCAGATCTGGCGGAGGCGACATAATCTTCTTGACCAGATCTTCTTTACGTCGCTGTTCTGCTCGCTCTTTTTCTTGAGCTTTTTCTTCATGCAGTTTCGCAAGCTCTTCGCGAGCGCGTTCAGCAGAGAATAATTTAATACTAGTTTTCATGCTTTATATCAACAGTTTTGACTATAGCCTTACCGTCGCCTGCATTTCCTATCAGCTTGACTTTTCCCTCAATTGCCTTAGCAAAAGAAACCTCAGCAGACCATAAGAATCTTTTTACTTGACTTGGAATACAACTTTGGTATCCCTGCCCGCTTTGGATTAAGCGTTCAAACAAATCTTGTTTCATTATAGCAGTCCAAACAACTGCATTATGTTTTTCAATTTCCATGAAACCCTGGTGGATTTGGTTGATAGTGTCAATCATATTTTATAAGCGGAGAGTAAGGGATTCGAACCCCTGGGACTTTTTACATCCTCCTGTTTTCAAGACAGGTGCATTAAACCGCTCTGCCAACTCTCCTAATATCTTTACATCGTGTCAGGATCTAGTCCTGCTTTGACCCAATAATCTCTGTAGTATTTTATTTTCGCCTGAAGATCGAAAGGTTCATTCTTGAGCTTTCTTTCAAAGGCTTCAAGTATAATGCCACTCATATCATCAGCGTGTCTAATTCCTTGCTTATTGAACCAAATAACAATCGGTGTATCTTTTTCCCAGAGACTCCAATTATTCCTTATCCAAGTTCCAAATCCATGATGGACTGAAGGGGAACCTTTCTTTGCGATATAGTCTTTATCCTTCTTATCCATGCCTTCTAATATTTCGAGAGCTTGCTCAAGATTAGAAGGAACTTTATCAAGACTAATCATAAATCCAACCTCTTCAGAGTTTCAATGTCGTACTTCAGATTCACAGCTATTGTCGTCATTGCAAGCAAACTCTGACCCGCCCCGCACGCAGCCCAAGCTTTTTCTGAGAAATCCAAGTAATAATCATGAGCAGCTATAAACTTTCGAATTTCTGTCTCAATATCCTCTAAGGATAGAGATAGCTTATCCGAAAGTTTTTGCGGTTGCTCCATGCCATCTTAATGGCATGAAAACGTTACTTAACCCTTCAACGAATGGCCGCAGCAACAAGAGCATTTCTTAGGCTTATCAATAGGAATAAGCCTCTCTGTAACAACCTGAATAGCTTCATACAACTTTGGCTCAGGGTCGCCAGCTTTCCAGCCATTCATTGTTCTAGCTTCTTCAATCCATGCTAGGCGAGCTTGCTCGTCATTAGCGAATGGACCTCTATGAAGAACATCATCCTGAATCTGAAGGTCATAAAAATACTTGTCGCCACGTTTGATTATCATACTTTTACCAAGCTCCAATATATGCTTAACTTGAATGTCTCTCTTTTTTAGAGCTTCTATTACTACTTCTGGCGTAAGTCCAGTATCCCTACAGATAAGATCTACTTTAGATCCTGGATCTCCGTAATGGGATAAAACAGCTTCAAAATAATCATCAAAATCAGTAAACATAAGCGGAGATGAGAGGATTCGAACCTCTGGAAGCTTTTGAGGGCTTCGGCACCTTTCCAAGATGCTGCATTAAACCAGACTCTGCCACATCTCCAAACTAACTATGCTCCATAAGTAGGAAAGCGACCCGTCTTTAGAAGCGATTCCTTTTCGTTCTTGAGCATGAACTTATGAAACTGCTCGGCTTTCTCATACTTCTTGCGAAGTTCTGTAACATCGCCAGTCTTTTCGGTTTGCTCGATCTTAGCTGCCAGTTGATCAAGATCATGGATTCTCTGAATAGCATGCGGAGAAAATCTTTCAGCGGCCATAACACAACTCCTTACTTATGACTTTTGTAGACAAACTCTTTCCAGAACGAAATAAAGAACAAGATTACAACCGCCCATGTTGCCAAAAACAAAATGATGCTAGTTATTACTGCAAACCACAGAAGAATCAATAACATGGTTTCCATAAGCGGAGGGTGTCAGAGTTGAACTGACGGTCGCCCTTTAAGAACGACGGCGGTTTAGCAAACCGCTGGGAAAAACCGACATTCCCGTACCATCCAAACTATTTCTTCCAACCTAATACATCATCGCCATTCTTGATAGCTTTGATTTCATTCTTCTTCAAGATTATCAGTTTATGGTCAAACTGACTCCATTTGCTTCTATCCTTCTCTGTTTCATATCCTTTAATTTCTAAGTAGCAATCGTAATCTTCTATAAAGAAATCAGGAGTGTAGTGTCTGTCTTTGCCTTCAAAAGTATAGGCAAAGCGATTCTTATTCCTCTTCCACTTGACTCCTAATCGGTCAAGATACTTTGCAACTTCAAGCTCCCACGAACCATCAACTCTTACTACTCCCGCTATAGGACTATCGTGCCAGATTTTTTCACAACGACCAGCTTTAGGTAGCCATCCATTTTCATAACGTTTGTTTATTGAAATTCGAATCTTATCTCTGCGTTTTTGTTCAGCTTCTTGCGAACCAGCAATCCCCGCATTACCAGTAACCGCAATAGAGATTTTCTTGCCTATTTCTTGAGCTTTAGAAGCTCCAAAAAGCTCAACATTAGTTTTACCTTTGTTATAGGTCTTAAACCCTGTTTTGCCTTTATTCCAAGGTTCTACACCTGTTTGCTTTTGAGCAATCTTAGCTTTTATAGCAGGACATTTCGATACGTTATTTTCGCAGCAAAAGTTCTTGCCTATAAGGAATTTACCTTCTCTGCCGCATCCGTGTTTGCATGTTTCCATATTCTCTTATTCAAGAGAGATATGAAAACTCCTTCTTTTATTTAGACCGTCGCAGCCAACCGTATCTGCCTACTCTCCAAAACTATACTACTATCGACAAAACTGATTAGATTATCATATACGCCAAAGCTATTGCGATTCCCCACATAATACCGCCAATAACTCCGCAAACAAACATTTCATTACAAATATACTTCTTCATCCATTCCCTTCGTCGTCTTTTGTCATTCAAATCGCCTGATAGCTCCTCAAACTTTTCTCTATCTTCATCAGTTAGATATCGCCAAGACCTATCCATCGCTTCTCGAATCTGGTCGGCTTCGTTATCGTCGCCTTTGCCAAGTGAAATCAATGTATGTAGCGCTCTCAGGAGAGTTTCGTATACTTTATAGGCTTCATCTCTTGACATTTCTTTCACTTGAAGTATCCTTTCTTATTCAAAGCTTCCTGGCAGACTCGAACTGCCCTATCTACTTTACGAGAGTAGCACATCGCCATCTATGTTTAGGAAGCATCGTCTAAATCAATTATTTCTTTCAATTCTTTCATCTGCTCAGGTGTTATATGTTTCATCCAAGCCAAGGGATTATACCCAAGCTTAATAAACTCTTCTCTTGTTGAGCGAAGTTGCTCGTCTGTACAAACCTGTTGCGAGATCTCTTTGAGTCTTCTTACTACTGTTTCAGAAGCTTCTTTGGTTAGTTCTTCATCGTCTTGAAGAATAAAGCCATCAATAATAGCTAGCATTCGACAATGATTAAGACCGCAGGTATCAATAGATACCCAAAGCAACTGAACGTGCCTGCGAAGTTCTTTTATGTTGCCGACTGAAGCAATAGCAGATTCGAGTACCTCTTTATCCA